GTTATTGCTGCTGAAGAAAGCATTGATGTAGTTAAAGAAGAACAGCGAAAGCTGGCGCAAGAGCCCCAACAAGATACAACGGGTGACCAGCACCCTGAGTTTGTTGAGTGGACAGAAAAGAACAGTTGGTATACCAATAACCGTCCCATGCGAGCATTTGCTGATGCATTGGGTGCGGACATGGCCCGTTCCGGTCTCTCTCCACAACAAGTTTTAAAGAAGGTTGAAGAAGAAGTTCGTAAAGAATTTCCAAACAAATTCAAAAACGCAAACCAATCACGTAGTTCCTCTGTAGAAGGTAGTACCAAAGGTAATGCCAGTGCAGGTAACTCGTTCCAGCTATCTGCTGAAGAACGCCGTATTATGCACACGTTTGTGCGTACAGGTGTGATGACAGAAGATGCTTATATCAAAGAGTTGCGACGCGTTAAAGGTATTTAATGGGTGCAGGTCATTTAAAGGTTCCTAAAGAGGTTGTTTGTGCTACATGCGGAACATCCTTTTTGGGATTACATTACTCTTCAAAGTATTGTAAACCGGATTGTGAAAAGCAAAACCATTTAGCTAAACAACGCCTACGAAGTAAAAATCGTGGATATGGTTTATGGAGAGATCATAAACTTACATATGAACAGTTTGAAGAAATGGCAAAAAATCAAAACTACCAGTGTGCTATTTGCAATAAGCACATAGACATGGTTTTTGCCAGAGGAAGAACTTTTCATGTAGACCATTGTCACACAACAAACCAGATTCGAGGATTACTCTGTATGAATTGTAATACTGGATTAGGACAATTTAAAGATGATACTTCTGTCTTACAGAATGCCATCGACTATTTAACAAAATTTAAAGAACTCAAGCGAGTCAAAGGAGTCTAACAATGGACACAAATAAAGAGACAATTTCTAAGGCACCAAGTGGTCGAGTTACACGTACTCCCGTGGGTACACGTAACATTCTTACGGTAAAGGGAAAAGATCCCAATTATGAATACCGAATCGTGAACGATATAGATGATCGTGTTGCGCAGTTCCAAGAAGCAGGCTACGAGCTTGTTGAAAATGGTGCTGTAAAGGTTGGTGATAAGCGCGTTAACTCCGCTTCATCTGAAGGATCTGTTAAACAGCTCTCCGTTGGTCAAGGCACTAAAGCTTATTTGATGCGAATCAAGAAGGAATGGTATGTTGAAGATCAGCAAGCTAAGCAAGGTCAGGTGAATGAGATTGAACGTGCTACCCAAGAAAAAGCTCTTAGTGGCACATATGGTTCGATTGAGTCCTATCGAGGCTCTCGTTAATCTTTCTGTGCCATTAGGAATCTCATTTATTTGCTAAATTGGAGAATCTAATGGCAAGTGTTTCCCGTCTTAACGGCTTTAAGCCCGTTAAAACAATTTCTGGTGCTGCTTGGAATGGCCAAACAGAAGTTGTGTTTGTTCCCGCTTCCGACTCTAGCGTTATCATGGTTGGTGATGCTGTTAAACTCTTGGGTGACGCTCGCGCCGCTACAGGAGCCCCTACAGTAACTCGCGTTTCTGGCGCAAACGACATCGCCTATGGTATCGTGGTTGGTATGCTTTTTACAGGTGTGGGCGACGCTCAAAACGTCCCCCCTGTTGATAACTTGAACACTCCTGTGTATCGCCGTGCTTCTACGGATCGGTATCTGTTGGTGTGTAATGATCCAAACGTTGTGTATGAAGCACAATATTTCCCAACTAGTGTAGCTGCTGCTACTATTACTGCTAACGTTGGTTTGAATAGTAGCTGGGATCTCACAGCAGGTAACACTGCTTCAGGTACTTCCGGTATGTCTATTGCAGATGTGAACGCTCCCTTGCCCCCTACGACTGCTACCCTTCCTCTCAAGGTTGTTGGCTTCCCTAATCGTCCTGATAATATCCCCGGTGATACTTATTTTAGTTACTACGTGAAACTGAATAACACCACCAACGGTACAGGTACTGGCCAAGCTGGCGTTTAATTTTTAAGAGAGGAATAGAATATGTCCGTTATTAATAGTGGCTCGTTTGCTAAAGCCCTATGGCCCGGTGTTAACGCATGGTATGGTAAAGCATACGATGAGTATCCCGTAGAGTTTAAAGAACTGTTTGACGAGTTTAAATCGTCTAAAGCCTTTGAAGAAGATGTTGGTATCTCTTCGTTTGGTCTTGCTGTGCAAAAAGGTGAAGGCGCTCCTATCTCTTATGATAGTGAACGTCAAGCTTTTATTACTCGCTACCAACACTTGGTGTTTGCTCTGGGTTTCATCATCACACGTGAAATCTATGAAGATGACCAGTATGATGTAGTGGGTCAGCGCAAAGCTCAAGGCCTTGCCTTCTCTATGCGTCAAACCAAGGAAGTAACTGGTGCTAACGTGTATAACCGCGCGTTTAACTCCGGTTACACAGGTGGTGATGGTGTGTCGCTGATTAACTCAGCTCACCCCAACATCAAGGGTGGTACTTGGTCTAACCAAATTGCAACCGCTGCTGACTTGTCCGAAGCTTCTTTGGAACAAGCTTGCATCGACATTGCTGGTTTCACTAACGATGCTGGTCTGCTTATTGCTGTCCGTCCAGAAACTCTCATTATCCCACGTCAACTGATCTTTGAAGCAAAACGCATCTTGGGTACAGAAGGCCGTGTCGGTACTGATAACAACGATCTGAACGCCATCAAGACTTTGGGCTTGATTCCTAAGGTTGTTACTAACCACTTCTTGACTGATACTGATGCTTGGTTCATCCGTACTAACATCCAACACGGTATGAAGTACTTCGAACGTCGTGCTGACAGCTTCGACATGGATAACGACTTTGACACCGAGAATGCTAAGTTCAAGGCCACTGCTCGGTATTCGTTCGGTTGGACTGATCCTCGCGGTCTGTACGGCTCCGCTGGCGCCTAATTAATTGTTTGATGGGGATGGTAGGGTAGAAATACACCGCGTTGCTCAGTCTCAGGTAATAGACTGCTCCCCTTCTTTCTAACAAGGAAAAATTATGGCAGCAACATCAATCGTAAGTTTGAGCTATCCCAAACCACGGGGTGACGAAACTAAGGTTATTAAAATTGTTCGTACAGATACTACTGCTTTTGTGGGGGCTTGGCTTCCTAAAGATGCAGTAATTACTGGTATGTATGTTATTGGTCAGGCAGCTAGTGATGCAGCTACAACTGCTACCATTAGCGTAGGTAGTACTGCAACTGCTACTGAATATCTTGCAGCTTTTGACGTTAAAACAGCAGCTACTGGTGAGGGCTATAGTCCCGCTGGTTCCGCCGCAGTCGGAAGTGCTTTCATGGAAAAACTCACTGCTGATGTACCAGTGTACGCAAAGTATGCTGAAACAGGAACTGCCTCTACTGTAGGTGGTCCTTGGTATGTTAAGATTGAGTATTCGGTGGTTGGCTCTGGCGAAAATATTCAATTGTAATTAATCAAAGGGAGACTTGGGCAACTGAGCCTCCCTTTTTTATTTAATCCCTGCTCCACGCACTGCGGCGGAGATTGCTGCCAAAGTAGCTTCAAAAGTAGCAAGGGGTGTGCCAATAGCCCAATCATTTATACCAATTTCTAAAAGACAGACATCAGGACTATAATTAATCACATCTGTATGAATACGGGCTAACACACCAGCAGCAGTATCGCTACTCACCCCTTTATTTAGAATGTCTGCCGGAGCGTAGCCGTTGGCAATACCTATTTTGTAGGCAAACGTGTCCGTGGATGTGACCCCTGCGTAGTCTGTGCCTTTTGTTAGGCTAGTACCAATAGAAACAAATTTACCCATACATTGTCCTTAATAATAACGTCCGCCAACAGAACTTCCCGCTGGTCCATCAAAAGAGCCTCCATTAGCCAGTACGCTTAATTGAGTAAGAGCTGCCCCAAGTTGGAGAGTTCCGCCCACTGTATAAGAAATAAGGTAGGCTGTATCGTGACAAAGACCACTAAAGGCCCAGAGATTGCTACCCATATGGGTTAACTTTAGGTGACCTGAAATACGTGCGCCAGCCCCAATAGCACTTGTACGGAAGTCAATTCCACTTGCAAGAGCAGAACCACCATAACCACTACCAGTCATTGCAGCATTACTACCAATATAACCGGAAGTAACCAATCCACCACTAGTACCAAGTTGTATTCTAATAACATTACCCGCGCTTTCAGAAACTTGGTTAAAATCCAATTCAATGACGTTTACTGTAGAAGGGAATCCAGTAAATGGTACTGAAGTCCCGCTTGTGGTCGCGACAGGAGTAAGTGCGACTACTGGCTGAGACAGCATTGCGGGGGTAACACTTCCAGACTTAACATTAATTGTGCCAGAAGTAATCTCTAAAGCAGACCCTGTGGACAACTCTTCTATAGCTCCAGTACCTGCTGTAGATCTTCCCAGCAGCCTGTTAGTAGATTGGGTTAAGCCACTAGAAGTAATAGGACCACTTGAGCCGCTTCCTAGATTACCCCAACCAGAAGCTGAATAACCTTCAAAAGCACTTAATGTTGTGTTGTAACGAATATAACCAACTGAAGGAGTACCGTCCCTTTGAGCAGTGGTTCCTGTTGGGAGTACAGCCGAGCCGGTCGTGCCTGTTTTATCTAGTTTAGAAGCAAGGGCCGTAGTAGCAGCCGACGATAGTGGTTTATTTGCATCAGAGGTATTGTCCACATTTTGCAAACTAAGGTTTGTCTTTAAAGCACTAACTGATGCTGGGACAGTCGTCCCGTTTCCAAGGATGTTATAAACACAGTTGTTTACATCGTTAAGCCAGTCAGCCACAATAATTGTGTTTAAATTAACAAAAGTAGTATTAGCCATTTATGCCTTTCCTGCAACCATACAACCCACCATTCCTTGTCCGACAAGGGCTTTGTTTGTTTCTGGTGTACATATGTACGTCACATTAATAAAAACGTCCTCCCCACGAGGACGGGACCATGGGGGCCTACCACTTTCTGCACGGACCTTAATAAAGTCCTGTATGGT